ATACTCAAGCACAAGACATACACCATATTGAAGCCCGAGGCATGGGTGGATCAAAAGACAAAGATGTTATCGAAAATTTGATGGCGTTATGTCGTAAATGTCACATAGAATTTGGAGATATCACTGATTTGAAACCATATTTGAAAGAAATCCACTCATTAAGAATGAAACACCATGAATGAATATCGTATTGTCAAAGCGTACATTAATCAAGAAATTGAGTATCGTGTGTATTTTCAAGGGTTAGTTGTAAAAACATTTGAAACCTACGAAGAAGCCGAAGATTACGTCAAATTCTTTGATTATGAACCATAGAGAAAGTCAACTCCAACGGGCTTGTGTACAATGGTTTAGGTTAGCATATCCCAAGTATGCTCAACTTTTATTTGCCGTACCTAATGGAGGGGCTAGATCCGCAACTACTGCACGTATATTGATGGGAGAAGGCGTATTAGCAGGAGTAAGTGATCTGTTATTGTTAGTCCCAAATGTAACGTACCATGGATTAGCAATTGAAATGAAGATCAAACCCAACAAAGTAACGCCAAAACAAAAAGAATGGATGACTCAATTATCAGATCAAAAATATGATACGATTGTATGTTATGACTTTGATAGTTTTAGAGAACATATTGATAAATATATGTTTTGGGCGATATACGATTAGAATACGATAAATTATCGTACATTTACAAAATTAAAAAGGTGGTTACCCTTGAAGATATCGCCAAACGACACAAAGAATGGTACAAAATTGCCAAGTATCTTGGGGCGAATAATGATGAAGCCGATGATATTGTGCAGTCGATGTATCTTAAGTTAGCCGAAATTCAATTGTCAGAAGGTAATTTCAAACGTATCACAAATTATCACGGGCAAGTCAACACAATATATTTATTCAAGATGTTGCATAATGCGTTTATAGACATTAAAAGAGCAACGAAGAACCCAATACCATACCAAGATCATTTTGTTCCAATAGAAAGCCCAGAAATAGCCGAAATAGCACATTTAGAACTAATGATTGAAGTTAAGAACGCAATTGATGAATTACGTGATTACGATCAGATGCTTTTAGAACTTCATTTTGTGTATGGTCATTCGATGAGAGATATAGAAAAACGTACTGGTATACCAACTCATAGTGTGTTTAACTCCATTAAAAACGCCAAGCAACACATCAAACAAAGAACGCAGAACAAATACAAATCATATGCAGAACAAAAAAGAAACACGGAAACGATTTACCGACACACGCCCAAGCATGGGAGTGGGGGACACGATTCAGAAAGTAACGAAGGCAACGGGTATTGAAAAACTTGTCAAGTTTGTTGCAGGAGAAGATTGTGGATGCGAAGAACGCAAGGAGAAATTGAACTCATTGTTCAGGTATAAACAACCACTATGTATGACCGAAGCCGAATATAAGTGGTGGACAGAATTTCGTAGTGTAGATTCACAAACGTTAAGTCCAAACGATGCTACCAAAGTAGCAGAAATATGGTCACGTATATTTCAATCCAAGCGATTGTATCGTCCATGCAGTTGCAATCCACGTGAATGGCAAAAGATGATCAATGAAATAACAATCGTATATAACACATATGAATAACGTAATCCAAGTTCCGTTAGATTCAATCAAATCAAACCCCAATAATCCGAGGTTTATACGTGATAACAAATTCAAAAAGTTAGTGCAATCGATTAAGGATTTCCCAGAAATGTTGAAGATCCGTCCAATTGTAGTAAACCAAGACATGGTTGTGCTAGGTGGTAACATGAGATTGAAAGCATTGAAGGAGTGCGGATATGAAACTATTGATGTAATCCAGGTAGAGAACCTCACAGAAGATCAAGAGAAGGAGTTTATTGTTAAGGACAATGTAGGATTTGGTGAATGGGATTTTGATATCCTAGCAAACGAATGGGATGTTATCAAACTTGACGAATGGGGATTGAATGTAGCCGTGGATCTAAAAGACATAGAAGCACTTGAGATAGGCAACAATTTTGAGGAACGATTTGAAAATATCAAAAACCAAGATAGTATTTACCCAATTGTTCCCGAATATGATGAGGATCAAGAAGCGTTTATTATTGTAGTTGACAATGAAGTTGATGCAAATTGGCTGAGAGAAACTTTAGGTATGCAGAAGATGTCTAGTTACAAGAATAGTGAGATAGGTAAATCAAACGTAATTGGATTTAATGATTTTAAGGATGCAATTGAAAATCGTAATCCCCAGTCATAAACGTCACGATAACGTGATCACTACCAAACTCGTCAAGAATGCGATTATTTGCGTAGCAGAAAGCCAAGTAGATCTGTACAAGGAGCATAACCCTGATTATGAAATTGTTGCACACCCCGATAGCGTAATTGGGTTGATACCAAAGCGTAATTGGATGAAGAACCATTTTGGAGATATGTTTATGATTGATGACGATGTGTTTATGTTCCACAAGTTGTATATGAATATGGGAGAATCAAGTACAGTCAAAAGTCCTGCATTTATTGAAAACCAAATATATGCTTTGTATGAAACTGCCAAGTTGATGGAAGTGCCATTGTTTGGGTTTACCAAAAATCCACGTCCCGAGCAGTACAATGTATTCAAGCCATACCGATTAGATCAAACAATCACTGGTTGTGCATACGGAGTAATGGGTAATTCAGATATAAGGTGGGATGAAGATTTGAAATTGAAAGAAGATTTTTATATAAGTTGTTTAGCCAAGTATAAATATCGTAAAATATTAGTAGATACTCGTTTCAACTTTGGGCAAAAAGATACGTTTGTTAGTTCTGGTGGATTAGCGGAGATCCGTAACCACGACCAAGAACAACGTGATATGCTACGTATGAGAAAAAACTTTGGGGAGTGTGTTACACTTAAAAGAGATACGTCATTTGCAAAGAGCAAAGTAAAAAACAACATAACAGTAAAATTCGGTTTTTGAGTTTTTTTATATCGCTTTTATTATTTAATTTTACAATATCAAATTAAATACTATGTCATACACACCAAGAACAATCAACAACTACGACTTTTACGAAGTCAGTTCCTCACTCCAAAAGGCGATTCGCCGTAACGACATTAAAACTGCGGGATTCTTTGCTCTCGAACTTTGGCATAGCGGATATGCCAATTATGTTTGGAAGCGATTATACACCATCTCTGCTGAAGATTGTTGGGGCGTAATCACCAAAGAGATTGAAGCATTGTGGCAGGGCTACCAACTTGTGAATGATGGAGCAAAATCACCCAAGGGGCGTATCTTTATTAGCAAAGCCGTTATTTTACTTTGCGAATGCACCAAATCACGTGAAGCCGATCATTTACAAAATCTCATCTACGATAAAATGAATATCGATATTGATGAAATTGAAGCATATCTTGACGATGTGCGTAAAAACCCACTACCAATACCACAATATGCGTATGATTGTCATACGTGGAAGGGCAAAAAAATGGGCAAAACCAAAAAAGAGTTCTTCAAAGAAGAATATGAAGCGTTGCAACCAAAACAAATAGGCATTTTTGATAACTTAGTATGAGAGTAGTCGTAACTGGATCTAATGGATTCATAGGTAAAAACCTCGTAGAAAAACTAATCACTAACCCCGATATCCTCGGGGTTCAGTGCATAGATATAAAGACGGGATGGGATATCAAATTTATTGATAAGTTAGTCGTAGTCCCCGATGTAATTGTACACCTTGCAGCCGAAGTCAGTGTTTTTAACGAGGACCATGACCAAATTGTCAAGACGAACATGCTTGGATTTATGGTAGTTGCAGATTATTGCAAGAAGCAAAATGTAAGATTGATATATGCAAGTAGTAGCAGTGCCAACAATATCACAAGTATGTATGGCATGTCCAAAAAATTTAATGAGTATTACGCGATGATCTACGCACCCAATAGTTTAGGATTGAGATTCCACAATGTATACGGCAAATACCAAAGGCAAGACACACTGATTGGTAAGATCCTCAACGAAAAGAAAATTATCCTGCACAACAACGGAGATAATGTAAGATTTTTTACCCACGTCAATGACGTAGTAGATTGTATAGAGCATCACATTTTTACAAGTGAGGTAGGATTAATGAACATATGTGTAGATGAACGTTACACCACACACGAGATAGTTACCATTTTGCGTAAGTACTACAATTTCAGTGTGCAATATGTATCAGATATGCGTCCGCATGATAGAGTTTATCAGATGATTGAAGATCTGCCCGAATGGCATTGTAGACACATAAATATAGATTTGAACCTCAAACAATTAGTAGAAGATCATGGCAAGTGAACGACTGAATACGACACTATTAAAAAAGAACATGCTTGTAGCCCTTGAAAAAAACATGGGGATTGTAAGTATTTCAGCAAGGCAAGTTGGCGTACATAGAGCCACTCACTATGAATGGATGAAAGATGATGAACACTATCGCACCGCAGTTCAACACCTTGAAGGTAACCAATTAGACCTCGCAGAATCCGTACTTTTGAATCAGATTAGAGAAGGTAACACCACCGCAGTGATCTTTTTTCTGAAAACTAAAGGAAGAGTTCGTGGGTATGTAGAGCGAACTGAGATAACTGGAGTTGGAGAAGATAACCGCATACGCATTGAGATAGTAGATGCAAACCCTAAAAACTAATGTAGTATTCAAACATTTGCGGGAAAGTCAATCCCGTATAGTCGTAGAACAAGGAGGTACACGTAGTGGTAAGACCTACAATATCCTCATGTGGTTGATCTTTGATTATTGCACTCACAATAAGAAGAAGATTGTATCAATTGTTCGTAAGACATTTCCTGCATTACGTGGGACAGTTATGCGTGACTTCTTAGAAATAATCCAAAATGTGGGATTGTATAGCGAAGATCACCATAACAAAAGCACGAATGAATATTATTTGATGGGGAACACAATTGAGTTCCTATCTGTTGATGAACCACAAAAAGTTCGTGGTCGTAAACGTGATCTGTTATTCGTTAATGAAGCCAATGAATTAAAGTTAGAGGATTTTAGGCAGTTAATGATGCGTACAACCAATAAGATCATTATTGACTACAACCCGTCAGAGGAATTTCACTGGATATATGACCATGTACTCACTCGGGATGATGTGGAATTTCACCAAACCACCTACCTTGATAACCCGTTTCTCGAACAATCGTTAATCGAAGAGATTGAGAAACTTAAGAACATAGACGAAAACTATTGGAATGTATACGGGTTAGGTATGCGAGGGCAATCACGATCACTAGTATTCAGTTTTGTGGAAGTCGAGCAAATTCCCGAAGTAGCCAAGTTCAAAGCATACGGACTTGACTTTGGGTACACGAATGATCCAACTGCATTAGTAGCCATGTACATTCACGATACGTATATTTATTTTGACGAGTTGATCTATCAGACGGGTATGACCAATAGTGACATTGGAAACATGTTGAAGTCATTAGAAATAGATCGTAGTGATATCATTTGGGGAGATTGTGCCGAACCTAAAACAATTGCAGAGTTGCACCGATTTGGATTTAATGTCAAGGGTACGGCTAAGGGATCAGATTCCATTAATGTGGGTATAGATATGATGAGGAGATACACCATTTGCCTCACCAAACGTAGCGTAAATCTCATCAAAGAGATGAGGAACTATAAATACATAGAAGATCGTGAGGGGAGGTTAACAAACAAACCTATCGATGCTTTTAACCACGCTATTGACGCATGTAGATACTCAGTATACAACACACTGGCTAAACCGAATATCGGTAAGTATAGTATCCGTTGATCCAATCGTCTTTTTTTAGTCACCTTTTTATTTTATTTTTACAAATTTCAATATCTTGTAAATTATGCCTATCTTTACATAGTCAAATAAAAACAACTATGAAACAAAATCTAATCCTCATTAACCGCCTCAATCGTAAATTC